TTGCTTGTGAATATTCACATGCGTATAAAGCCGACCCCGAACTCCGCAAACAAGCTTTAAATAGCCTATCGATATGATGTACCTACCGGAAGCGCTAAAACCGCTAGCGGCATACAAACAATTTACAGTCTACAAACTAATCCCCCGGCCAGATGGCAGAACTGATAAATTACCTTGCGATTTTCGCACTGGCAAAGCTTGTTCATGGAACGACCCCGCTTATTGGACTAATTCGGAAACTGCAATTCGCGCAGCTTTAAACTTTGGCGAAAACTATGGTGTGGGATTTGTACTTACAGAATCCGATCCATTCTTCTTGCTTGATGTAGATCATTGCCTGATCGCGGGTAATTGGTCAGATACCGCATTATGGGCGGCACAATGCTTCCCAGGTATTGCAATTGAAATATCGCAAAGCTGGGCAGGGTGGCATCTGATTGGTTCAGGCCGGCCACCAGCACACGGTTGCAGATGCGATTCGCTAGGTTTAGAGTTTTATCATAAAGATCGGCATATTGCACTTACTGGTAATAGTGCGGTTGGCAATGCTGGCATTGATTTTACCAATGCACTTGCCACTTTTTTACCACAATATTTCCCACCTGTCGAAAAAGGTGCGGATGGTGGATGGACCGAAGAGCCACGCGAAGATTGGAATGGCCCGGAAGATGACGAAACTCTAATACAGCGCGCTTTACGCAGCCGTTCGCCATCCTCAGTATTTGGCAATAAAGCTAGTTTTGCTGATCTTTGGACTTGCAACATAGAGGTGCTATCCGAATGCTACCCCGACGCTGGAAAAGGTTATAACGAGAGCCAAGCAGATGCGGCTTTAGCACAACACCTAGCTTTTTGGACTGGTAACAATTGCGAACGAATTGAATGTTTAATGGAACGTTCGGGGTTATTACGTGATAAATTCGATCGGAAAGATGGGCAATATGGCACATATCTGAGACGAACCATTCAGAATGCAGTAGCGCGCCAATTTGAGGTGCTGACTGACAAGGTTTTAGAATTACCTTCCGATACAGTAACAACACGATCAGATGGGGAACCCGCGCGCGTTACGGCAGTTACCGGCAATACTTTCGTAAATGGTGAGAATCAGAGCGTACTATTTGCTGGATGCGTTTATGTCCAAGATATTCATAAAATTCTCGTTCCTGGCGGGGATTTGCTTAAACCTGATCAATTCAAAGTAGCGTTCGGTGGGTATACCTTTACGCAGGATAACGCAAATATCAAAACGACTAAGGATGCTTGGGAGGCGTTTACACAGAATCAATCGTATCGCCCACCAAAAGCCAAAAGTACCTGCTTCAAGCCAAATGAGCCACCCGGAAAGCTAATAAATCAAGGAGGTCTGACTTATGTTAATAAGTTTTGGCCGGTTGAGATAAAGCGTTCTGTGGGTAATATCGAACCATTCCTGATACACATGAATAAGTTATTTCCGAACGAACGCGACCGGCTTATCGCATTATCGTTTATGTGTGCAATTGTACAATATCAAGGTTATAAATTCGATTGGGCGGTGTTGTTTCAAGGATTGCCGGGTAATGGGAAAACCATCCTGAGTTATTGCGTGCAGGAGGCCGTCGGCCATAGATACACCTTCTTCCCGAGAGCCGATCAGATTAGTGAAAAATTTAACAGTTGGCTCTTTGATAATATTTTTATCGGAGTGCATGATGTGTCGATCCCGAGCCAAAAGCGAGAAATTTTCGAGATATTGAAACCAATGATTACCGACAAACGCCAATCAAACAGAGCGATGCAAACTGAAGGGGTTATGGTTGACGTGGTAGCTAATTTCATTTTCAATTGCAATCCAAGCGATGGCCTGTTGAAAACAATGGACGATAGGCGCATATGCCCGTTATTCTGTGCTCAGCAGAATGTAGGGGACAAAGAGCGAGACGGAATGACTGGGGATTATTTCCCAAATCTTATCAAATGGCTTAAAGCTGATGGTTACGCTATTGTGTCTGAGCTACTGCATACTTGGCCGATTCCTGACGAATTTAACCCTGCTGCTGGTTGCACTGAAGCGCCTGTGACCACAAGTACCCAGCGAGCTATTGAAGCAAGTAGTGGTAGTATTGAACAAGAGGTCGTGGAGGCTATACAACAAGGTTTACCGGGATTTCGAGGGGGTTGGATTTCATCCATAATGCTTGATAAATTGCTAGAGACTTTGGGACTTGCACGCCGTATTACTAGATTCAAGCGTAAAGAAATGTTACTGTCTATGGGTTACATCCCACACCCTGCCTTGCCAGACGGACGGGTTAATAATGCAATTGGACCGGATAATGGAAAACCAAGATTGTTTATTAAAATGGATGCCCCGGAAAGGCATCTGACCGGGGCAGTACTGGTGGCTAAAGCGTATGAGGATGCAAACTTAGAACTATTTAGAGTGACTGGTTAGAATATTCACCGATTTGTTCCATAAGATATCGCCCTTGAGCCGTTAAATCTTTGGAATCGCAAATATGCTGCAATTGGGTTACGAACCTATTACCTGATATATCGGCGAGATGATTAAAAAATCGAACCTGTTCGTCGTCACTCATATCCCAGAAGAATTCTGCTTGCTTTTCGGGCGTAAGTTCTATTACTTCAGCACTTGCCGCTATTCCTACTATGATTGTTCTAGCCATCTGATAGCCTCCCGAATAAATTAAAAGCCTCCGTACAGTTAACGCTTGCGAAGGCTTTCTATATCGATAGTATTTATTGACTAATGCCCGTAGCAGTACATACCCCAATCACATACCATCGAATTGTGTTAAATACCGTAGCATCCGAATTTACACCGAATACAGGATTGGCTTGTGTTAATCCTGTCAAATGTGCTGAACATTTGGTAGCATCGGAAAATAAACCATCGATCGATGTTGATGTGACTGTATTGCCAGTAGATGTCGTTGTTTTTGTGACAATCTGCCCAGATGCTTTATAGTATTCTGCCTGGACCGTATCGCATGCCATAAATGTTAAACAAACTATAATCATCATAAATAAATTTCTCATTTTAATTTCCTTTATATAAAGTTAATATTACTCAGACCCCTTGCAGGGTTTCGTAGCGTCTCAGCTACTCATCAGTGAGTTTAATTGCTATTCGCATAATCAACTGCTTCATTAAGACTGTCAAATACATGATTCTCAACCATAAACACCCCATCCTTCGATATTACAATCTCCGTTTGTTTAATTGATGTGTCAATTATAGGTGAATAATTTACCGTTGTCAAATGTTTTCCATGTCTATTTCTTGGCGAGATGATCCAATACCCTTTTTGATATTAGGGCGATATCCTTCGGACTGAAGTAAAGCTTTCCATGCCGAATGTGTGTGATTAATGTTTGCCCTATCGAGAATAAATAATCGGCAATTAAAAAGAGTATCGAATTGATTTTTTCTCAAACTATACCCACCAATTTCAGCGCACATTGTATCTAAATTAAACACTACGTCTTTAAAGAATTCAATCAAATCTAAATTATGAATTATACGCTTAGATGATATTACGATATTATCATCATATATAATATGAGGTCGGTATGCTTGATTAAACGTGAACGCCGATGACGCTCGCTTGGTTGTCTTACTATTACCCAAATCAAACACATCAAATGGGTAATCTCGATCAAATTGTGTGCGAGTTTTTCCCGAAATAGTATCTGTACTAAGATAGTATCGATCTGATTTAAATAACTCAATTTGACGATCTATAGTCACAAACATTTGGTATCTCCTACATCGAATTGGCGATCTGGTTGTTTGGGTAAATCAGGTTCTTTAAGTTTGGGAAGTGACAGGCTCATTAGCGTTTTTGATATATTTATAATTTCCTGAGCTTTGTCATGAGGTACTCTAACCTGTACATTCAATACATCAGAAGTCGCATCAAGTAATTTTGTCTTTTTAAAAGGGTATGGGTTTGATAGATCGGGATGATATTCAGTGCAATATCTATCCAATATAATTTTCAAAGCCGGTAAATCTTTACGAGTTACATTAAGCAAAACACTACAGGTTTTTAGGTCGAGTTCGGCTTTTAATAGTTTTACGTTTTTATAAAAATCTCGACTGTTCCCCGCAATGCACCCCATACAAGCTCCGGTCATAGTATATCGATCTGAAAAATGACCGTTTTTACAGGATCGCCCAGTATTATATTTTGGTAAAAATAATTTTATAGCTTCGCTTCGTTCCATTAGTAAACTCCTATATAAGATAACATGATAACATCTAATCTTATATATGTATAGTATAGTTAGATTACCCCGAACTTAAAAAGTACATCGGGGTAGCCTGAAAGCCTTATGGGTTATGGATATAAACGATCTGTTCTAAAATCAGTACATCAGTTTCGTTTCTCTACGGTAATGCCATTATATATGATTAGATTCTTATATATGCTGTTACCTATTAGCAATTCTAAAAAGTACGGGGTATACGGGGTAAAAGAGGGTTAGAAGTAATAAACACGCCAATACCCTGAAGGGTGAAATTTTGATAAACTACAGGGTAAGTACGGGGTATCCCTTATTTGTGATAATATGGCGCCATGAACGATAAACAAAAACGATTCGTTATCGAATATTGCAAGGATGAGAACGGTACTCAGGCAGCAATTCGTGCAGGATATTCAGAAAAAACAGCTGGAGTTCAAGCTTGCGAGCTGTTAAAGAAACTTAACATTCAAGAAGCTATCGAAGAACGGCAAGATGAAATAGCCACCGCAGCTTCAATTACTGTGGAAGCTGTACTCAAACAATGGTGGTCGATAGCCACCGCAGATCCTAACGAACTAATGCAACTTAGACGCGCAAATTGTCGCCATTGTTGGGGATTCGATCATAATTACCAGTGGACTCGCGAAGAATATTCTAGGGCGGTTGATCTCGCTGCGAGTAAAGGTAAAGAAATTCCCGACGGTATGGGGGGCTTCGGCTTCATTGTGACTAGAGAACCGAATCCAGATTGCCCTGAATGCGCCGGTGAGGGTGCTGAAGTTCTACATTTTGCAGATACTCGAAAATTAAAAGGTAATGCGAAAAGATTGTATGCGGGGGTTCAGCGAACAAAAGATGGCTTAAAAATCCTTACTCGCGATCAGGATGGGGCATTGCTTAACATTGCGCGTTATTTGGGTATGCTGGTAGAGCGAAAGGAAATAAGCGGCCCAAACGGCTCTCCAGTGAATCTGTTGCACCATAAAGCGGAAGATTTAACCGACGATCAACTTGCTGCTTTGATTAAGACAGATGTTGCGAGCGAGTGACGCGGCTGCTGAATTATTGAAACGGAGAGTGGCGCGCAATAGGCTTGCTGCTTATATTCGCTATACTACTCCCGATTATGTAGAAAGTGCGTTTAGTTTGGCAGTATGTGCAGCACTTGATCAATTTATCATTGATGTGCAAGCTGGTATTCGCCCAGTATTGGAACTTCAAGCTCCCCCACAGCATGGTAAAACTGAGATAGTTTCTCGAAAATTCCCACCTTATTTATTGGGCAGGTTTAAAGCATGGCGTATAGCTGCTGCTAGTTATTCAACCACACTTGCCGATTCCATAAATCGGGATGTGCGGCGAAATATAAGCGATTCCCGGCATTTGCGTTTGTTTCCTCTACCGGCAGAAAAACTTAAATATGGAGTGGATCGGAATGGTGAATTTACATCTCCATACGATGGTCGTGGTAGCTATATTTCAGATGGTATAGGGGGTGGTTTTACGGGTAAACCTGCTGATATTTTTATCATTGATGATCCGATAAAGAACGCCCAAGAAGCGCTAAGTGTCGTAACCAAAGAAGCGCACTGGAATTGGCTTCAATCCACAAGCAAGACTCGAATGTCGAAGAATTCCGGCCTTATTGTGATGGCGACACGATGGGCTGAGGATGATCTGGGTGGGCGAATTGAGAAGCTTCACGAGGGGGATGCTCGTCTGACCGTGTTACGCTTTCCAGCTATCAATTCCCCCGATGAAGTGGGCTATAACCCGAATATTCCAGAAGGCCCACTTGTACCTGAATTGCACCCAATTGAACAGCTATTGGAATTTAAAGCGGAATTGTCCGATTATTGGTGGTCTGCAATGTTTCAACAATCGCCGAAAGCGCTTGGGGGTAACGTATTCAAAGAAGATGGGATACGTTATTATTATCCGAAAGATCTACCGGTACGCTTTGATAAAATACTCGCAAGCTGGGACTGTACATTTAAGGATACCGACGGAACTGATTTCGTAGTCGGGCAGGTTTGGGGCAAACGTGGCGCCAATAGTTACTTATTGGAGCAGGTACGGGCTAGAATGTCATTTACGAAAACAGTATCTGAAGTGGTTAAGCTCAAGAATGATTGGCCTAAGATTCGGGAAATATTGATTGAGGACAAAGCCAATGGCCCTGCGGTAATTGATACCCTGAGAGCGAGTGTACCGGGGATAATCCCAATTGAACCTGATGGCAGTAAGCTTGCACGGGCGCATGCGGTTAC